TATAAATTGGCGAAATTTCAAATTAGCCTTGCTGCTGCAAGAGTAAATGCAAATATGACTCAAGATGATACTGCTAAGGTTATGAAAGTATCTAAAACAACAGTGGTAAATTGGGAAAAAGGCAAGGTTATTCCTGGAATTCCAGAAATTGAGATGATGTCAAGATTATATGGCATTCCACAAGATTATATTTTTTTACCATGCTATTCTACAAAAAGTAGACATAAGGACGGTGTAGAAAATGAATGATTTAAGAAAAGCAACTCTGACTACTCTTGAGGTAGCAGAGATGATGGAAGTTTCACACAATGATGTGTTGAGGAAGCTGGACGGGAGAAAGGATCGTAAGGGATACGTTCAGATATTGACTGAAAGCCAAATGGCTGTGAGTGATTATTTTATCCCATCTACCTATCGGGATGCCAGTGGAAAGGAAAACAAGTGTTATGAAGTTACCCGTATGGGATGTGATTTTCTGGCAAATAAATCAACTGGGGAAAAGGGAGTGCTGTTTACAGCCAGATATGTAAAGCGATTTAATGAGATGGAAAATCAGAAAAACCAGATTCCTCTGACGGAGCATCCTGGAGAGGTAGCAAACTTACTCAAAATCCTTTCCAATCGAATGGATAAACAGGGCATCGCCCCATATAAATCCGCTGAAATGGTAAAGATGGTTTGTGAACAATACGGAATCTGTCTTCCGGCTGATTTTGTGAAGGTTCCAGAATATGAGCAGATGAATCTATTTGAGACTGAGTAGGGGGTGAGAGAGATAGAGATTATTTTATCGGCAGGGATAGCAGTCATTGTATCCATGATTTGTAACAAGATATTAGCCGTCCACACATTCAATGTGATAGACGGCTATGTAAGGGAGCTAGTGGAAATGACAAAAAAATCAATCAGGGATACATACTTTAACGAATGAGTTACCAAGCGGGGTTAGGGTTGCTTTTCTTTTCTTAATGGTAATATTGGCAGAAGGAAAAGAATCTTTAAAATTTTTATAAAATTCACAAGTTTCAAACTTTTTATATAATGCATCGTTAGCAAGATATACTTCTTGAGAAAGAGAAAGTAAACCGAGGCGCGATAGGGAAGTTAGTGCTTTAGCTACTTCGCGTGGATTTTCTGGCTGAAATTCAACAAAAACATTTTCGGCTAAAATATAATATGTACCATTATCTGCTTTACGATGGAAATCACAAATCGGGAACCCACTTGGTGATCCATCCTTAAAAATTTTAAGTAATTGGGCGTCTAATGGTGACATTTGTTTTATCATTTCTGCGAATGAAGGGTGGACATCGCTTGAATAATCAAGGTTCATGGAATTACTTATAAGTGATGAAAACATAGTTCGCAATTCTGGTTCTTCAATGCAGTATTTTGAATTTTCCAAAGCTTGGGCAGTGACTTGAATAGATGGCTCAATCTTTCTGTCAGCAGGAATGCGAGAAATGGATTTTTCAAGTTCCAATTTATACTGTTCAAGATCCATTGCATATTTCATTTTTTTCTTGTCGGCCATTTGAGATAATCCACCGAAAACAAGAAACCAGATGTTAGCAAAAGTCTCTCCGATGTTTTTGGTTGGCTTGTCAATAAGATTTTGAAATGCGTTATCTACAGAGTTTGGAATCTCTGGTAAATCAACAAGGCTGAATTTATTTGTTGTTTCATTAGGCATATGGAAATTTTCCTTTCCTTTGTACTCGGCCTGGCGGGGCCTGTGAGTATAGTATAAGGCGAGGAACGAGAAAAGACAAGAATCAGACAGGCACAATGGCCAAGCAGTCTCCATAAACTAAATCAGGGAGGTGGTTACTGATGGAAAAGCCAAGAATCATTAATTACATAGACATCGACGGGGAGGATGTGCTGATGGAATCGCTCCCCGATGAAAAGCGGAGAAAAATCGCAGAAACATTGCAGGACAGATTAATGTCGGCAATGGGTTACAAAAGGATAACCGCCTAAGGGCGGGCGAGATGGACAAGCAGGGAGGAAATTGACATGGTGAGATTTAAGGAAGCGCCTCAACCGGCGCTGAGCTATGCAGCTGTTACCGCCGGTCCTGGACCAATAGTGGATCCGGCGCTGGTGCTGGAGCTGGAGAAGCTGGAGCGGATTAACAGCAGCCTGCGGGCTGAGAATAAGTTCCTCTGGAGCCTGTTGGGGACAGTGATTTTCGTATTTTCGCTGACTACGTGGGTTCCGGTGGTGTTTTGAGAGGAGGTGAGGACGATGAGAATTGACAGAATAAAATTGCTTGTGGAAATGTCAAAGAAAGACATGAACCAGAGAAAACTGTCAAAAGCTTCTGGAGTTTCAACAACTACCATTAACGGCATAATGAGTGGAAGACGTTGCGCTGACAAAACAGGATATAAGATTGCTGTAGCTCTGGGCATTGATGTAACTAAAATCATGGAATCGAGGAGGTGAAGACGATGACACAGGCACAGGAAGGGCTCCAGGTGCTGTTAGATATGGCAGAGGATTACCGGAAGAAGAATAACATGAATTCCGTCACGATTCCTGCTGTTGGCGGCGGAACTGGACATGCTTATGCGTTCTGGGGAGCTGATAGAGTGGATGCAATGATTGGGAAATGGAATAAGGAGGAGAACCATGAATAAACGAATGAAAAACAAAATTGAGAAGCGCAGACGCCAGCAGATTTGTAAGGTACTGGATTTGTGTTTGCAGATTAACGGCCTGCAGGAAAGTAAGAAGAAACGCACCGGGAATCACCCGACAGCATTCTTCAGGTTTTACGGTCATGTGGCATCGGTGGAGGTTGATGTGCATGAGCATGGGTGGGATTCCGAATGGGATTCACGCAAAGAGTACCATGCGTACCTTAAACAGCCGAAAAAGCTGGAGAAATTAATCCAACAGTTAAAAAAAGAAACCCCAGGAGCGGCAACTCCCAGGGCGATGAAATAAAAAACAATACACCTTTATTATAGGGCGAAAAGGAGGAGAAATCAAGTGAAACTATATGAATTAACAGAGCAGTACGAGATGCTGCAGGAAATGATGTATGACCCGGAAGTGGATGAGCAGGTACTTCACGACACCCTAGAGGCCATTTGGGGCGAGATAGAAGAGAAAGCGGACGGATATGCCAAGATTATTTTCAGTATGAAAGCGGATGTCGAGAAGCTTAGGGCAGAGGAGCAGCGCCTGGAGACTCGCCGCCGCAGCCTGGAACAACGGTCTAAATGGCTGAAAGATATCCTGGAATCCAATATGCGGGAGATTGGCAAAACGAAGTTTAAGACAGCCCTGTTTTCGTTTAATATTCAAAAAAATGGTGGCTTACAACCGCTTGTAATCGACGGCGTCTTAGAGGATATCCCTGGCAAGTATTTAACTCCGCAGCCGCCGGTGCCGAACAATGAAGCAATCCGGGCACTGCTAGCTGAGAAGCAGGTAGACTGGGCGCACTTAGAGCCCCGTGGAGAAAGTTTGAGGATTCGATGATGGACGAGAAAGCAAAGATTACGCCGTTCAAGCTGCAGATTTTACTGGAGATTGCAGCGAAAGTGGTAAAGATGATGACCGCAAGTACCTGGCATTTGACTTTTGATGAGATGGATATTGTTATGGGCTTTATTCGCCAGGGAATCGAAGAGGCCCGGCGACAAAACGAGGAGGTTAAGGAGGAAGATTTATGTTCTGTAAGACAGGAGAATTAAAGAAGATTATGAAAGCCAGCTTAAAGCGCTGCGGGCTGTTTGTGTGCAATGTGAACAACCATTACTTGGTTTATGCAGATAACTGGGGCATCTATGTGAACCATGTGTTTGCATCCAATAAATTCAAGGCGGCCATCATGGAGCTGATTGGAGACATTCCAGAGCCAGGAGAGTGTTACCATTATACGATTGACGAGGATAAAGAACTGGTTTCGCAGATGGTTATGGATGTGGTAGAGCCTTATAAATCTTGGATGCAGGCGAAGGATTATGGAGTGATTACCCCGATGTCCTTAGAAGCATGGCCGCATGAATATATTGTAATTCAGCGAAAAAGTGATTACCAGTTTATTACGGCCAGACGAGATCTGACTTCAAATGTGATTTCGGCCAAAGAATTAGAAACAGATTCCGAGCATATGCCGGACAGGCCCAGTATTTTGGACGGGAAAGTTCTGTATTTTAAGAATGAATCCACTATCTATTGGGTGCATACGGAGCCATGCGGACATAAGACAAAGGAGGTGCTTTTTCCTCTTCTGGACGGCATCAACTTTTTTGATTCAGATTGGAAACGCGAGGATCTGGATGCATCGGAAGACAACAAAACGGACAAGGTTTCAGATGAGCAGCTGAATTTCTAAGAGGAGGAGACCATGGGATTACCAGTGTTAATTTACGGGAAATCCGGCAGCGGGAAGAGCCGGAGCATGAAGTTTTTTGAGGAAGATGAGATTGTGCTTTTTAACACGGAAAAGAAGGAACTTCCGTTTCGAAAACGTTTTAAGAAAACCGGGTGCAGTGACGATATTAGCCGGATTATCGCGACGATTAATCAGAATCCGGAAAAGGTCTTCGTGATTGATGATGCCGGATACATCATGACCCATCTTTTCATGGGACAGCATAGAAACAAAAAAGGAAATGCCTCATTTGAAATGTATGATGATATCGCAGATGCCATGTACTGGCTCGTAAAATTGGTCAAGGACGAAGTAAAAGACCCAGAAAAGATTGTGTACATTATGTTCCATGAAGACACAGACGATTTTGGGGTTTCCAGGCTTCGGACCATTGGCAAGCAGCTGGATCGAAAGGTGTGCCTGGAGGGAATGGTAACAATCTGTATTCGCTGCATGTCTGAAAATGGAAACCATTTCTTCCGGACGGTTACGGACGGTTCTGATATTACCAAAACGCCGGAGGAGATGTTTGATAGCCCGGAGATTGAAAATAACTTGAAATTAGTAGATGACACCATCCGGGAGTTTTATGGATGGAAGATAAAGGAGGAAAAACAGCATGATTAAGAAACCACAGGGATACGACCAGGCACCGGCCTACACTGGAGAATTTCAGCAATTACCAAAAGGAAAGTATGTATGCGTGATCAAGCAGGTGACAACACAGGATTCAAAAAATGGGAATCCTCAGCTTGTGATTCTGTATGATATCGCAGAAGGCGAACATAAAGATTTTTATCAGAAAATGTACGACGCAGACAAGGCGCAGGATTCATCCGGCGCAAAGTGGCGCGGCGTTTTTAAGCAGAACATGGAGGGCAAAGGGCTTTCTTGGTTTAAAGGCATTATCACATCTATTGAACGCTCCAACAACTTCACTTTCCAGTGGGACAAAGAAAATAATGAGGCAACGATGAAAGGCAAGAAGTTTGGTGGTATTTTCCGGCGCCGGCAGTATGAGGCAGCTAATGGAAACCGGCCATTTACGACAGAGCTGTTCCAAATCCGCAGCGTGGCAGGTCTGGCAGAGGCAGAAATTCCGGAAGACAGCTTATTGCCGGATACGCCGCCAGTGGGACAGATGACCCAGGTGCAGAGCGCCGGTACACCGAGCCCGGTGGGAGATGGTTTTATGAATATTCCGGATGGAGCAAGCGATGAAGGAATCCCGTTCATGTAATTACAACCCGGAGCTGTACCGGAAAGTGCGTGAGGCTGTTAGCATGCAGCAGGTGGTGGAATATTTTGGTCTGCAGGCAAATAAAAAGGGGTGGTGCGTCTGCCCCTTTCATGCAGACAAAAAGCCAAGCCTTAAGATATATCCCAATGGAAAAGGGTATTATTGCTTTTCCTGCGGCGCCGGCGGAGACCCAATTAAGTTTGCTGCCCAATATCGGGATGTAAACAATTATGAGGCAGCCAAAGGCCTTGCAGCAGCATTCCAGGTTCCGATACAGGAGCCGGTGACATACCGGGAGAAGCGGGAGGCGGAGTTGACCCGGAAAAGGCGGCAGGAATTATCAGCGTTCCAACGGAGGGCAAAGATGTGGCTGACTGCGTACCGGGGCTTGCTGTGTGAGGCAATCCGGGAACAGGGAGAACATTTCTGGGAAGGGCTTGGAAGTATTACTTATGTGGATTATCTGCTTGATTGTCTGGAGCAGTGTCCGGAGAAAGTATACGCAGACAAGAAAGTGGTGAGAAAAATTGGAGAAGTCGAAAGACGAGTTATTGGCTGGTATCAAGACCCTTGAAAGAGTGGAACCGTTCCCAGATGAAGTGTTTTATAAGGTTTTTGAGATTGAGGATAATGTGGAGCGGCAGAAATATATTGAGGCACTGCGAAATGCTGCGAGGGAGATAAAAAGGATTAGTGAATTTAATAACCTGTTTAAGCAGTTTCAACTGGACTACATTCAGCGCATGAAACAATCCGGTAATAAGACCAGGTTTACTGACCAGCCGGTGGAGCTGACTTGTGGGGAATGGAATGCTGATGATATGGGGGTTCGGTGTACCCGATACGACAAGCAATTTCAGCCCATGCAGGTCTTAGCCTGCAGTCATCCGATCCTTCCTGTGGAAATTCTTAAAAATGTGGATACTTCCGAGGAACGCATTACCCTGGCTTATTATAAATCCGCTGCGTGGCAGCAGATTACAGTCAACCGCAGCGTCTGTGCGAACACTAATAAAATTGTGGATGTCCTGAGTCAGTATGGAATCGAGGTAACCTCTGATAATGCCAAAAGCATGGTGCGTTACATATCAGACTGTGTGGGAATGAATCCGGTGGTTTTGAATCCAAAACGCTCCATCAACCGGCTTGGTTGGATGGGAAGGGAGTTTATGCCGTATGTGACGGATGTTGTATATGATGGGGGTAAGGATTTTGATCCTGTATTCCAGAATATACGGCACGAGGGTAGTTTTGAGGCATGGAGAACTCATTGTGCTGATCTGCGTAAAAACAAGATTGTCCGGATGGCCTTTGCTGCCAGTTTTGCAAGTGTTTTGATTGAGCCTCTCAATGCCTTGCCATTCGTGTTTCATCTTTGGAGCGGAGAATCTGGAACGGCCAAAACAGTGACTATTATGGCCGCCATGTCTATTTGGGGAAATCCTAAAATGGGCGGTCTGGTAAAAACCATGAATACCACAAAAGTGGGAATCGTGCGAAATGCAGCCTTTTTATATTCGCTGCCCTTTGCTGGTGATGAGCTGCAGACGCTGAAGGATAAGTGGGTAACAAACTTTGACCAGTTAATTTATCAGATTACGGAAGGCATTGACAAGATGCGAGGCCGGGCCAATGGCGGCGTGGATGAGACAAAGACCTGGAGAAACAGCTTTTTGTTTACCGGCGAGGAGCCGATTACGAAGGCAAATAGCCGTGGAGGCTCTAAGAATCGTGTAATAGAGATTGAGGTAGAGGAACGCCTTGTAGCGGACGGAAACTGCACCGTATCGGTTTTGACAGAGAATTATGGGCATGCAGGAGAGAAACTGATTCATTATCTGCAGGAAGTGGATTTGCAGGTAATCAGAGATGAATACAAGGGGTATTTTGATGCTATGTGCCACCTGGATACTACGGAAAAGCAGGCTATGGCGATGTCGTGCCTGCTGGTGGCAGATCGCATCCTGGTGGAGCAGATTTTTAAGGATGAGCAGCCTTTTGGCATTGAGGATGTGAAAGAATATCTTCGCAGTGCTGCAGAGGTAGATGTGGCAGAGCGGGCTTATCAGATGGTATTAAACTGGATTGCCAGAAACCCAGTACGCTTTGAGGACCCAAAAGCGGCGGAATCTTTAAACAAAGGAGAGGTGTGGGGGAAAATCCTCCAGAATGAAGATCAACCAGGACAATCTCCTGTGGCAGTTATCAACAAGGATGTGCTGTGTGATTATCTGGAACAGGCGGGATTTGATTATGCGGCGGTAAGTAAAAAGTGGGCAAAGAAAAACCGGCTTGAGAGGAATTCCCAGGAAAAGTATATACACAACACTAAGGTCTATGGGATTAAGGCAAATTACATAAAATTGATTATGGAACCTAATCGGGATCCAAATGGTTTTGTGAGTGTAGATGATATGGAGGATGAGGAACAGATGAGCCTTCCGTTTGATTAAAGGTCTAACCTATCAAATTTTGGTTAGCCCTTAGGTTAGACCATGAAACCCGCATGAATTAAGGCTTTATAAGTATAGGTCTAACCATCTAACCTGTCTAACCATCTAACCTGTCTAACCATAAACCATACACATGACGCGAGGAAAAAAAGATTGTATATTTTTTAACAATATAGTGATTTTTTAACACATAAAAATATACGCCTCTTCCCGGGGTTTTTTGGTTAGATTGTTAGACCCAACGATTTTACAAGGGTTTCAAGGTGTTTTCGGAGAAAAAACGGGGTAGACAATTCCGAAAAACAGTTAGACTTTTGGAAAGTGAGGATAAAAAATGAGCAATAAAGCAGCAGGAGCCCGGTTCGAACAGGAATTTGCAGAGCATCTCGCCAGTCACTGGTTTTGGGTGCATCTGTTTCAAGATAACAAGAACGGCCAGCCGTGTGATGTAATCGCCTGCAGAGATGGTAACGCATATTTAATTGACTGTAAGGACTGCCAGACAAAGTTCTTTGTGCTGAGCCGGATGGAAGAAAATCAGTTAAATGCCATGCAGCTGTTCCAGATGACCGGAAACGGAATCGGATTGTTTGCAATCCGGTTTCCGAATGGAGAAATCTATCTGGTACCGTATAATCGGCTGAAAGAATTAAAGGCTGCTGGATTTGGTCGAATTGATACTACAGTGTGCCGGACGCAGGGCATGAGCCTTTCAGACTGGCTGAGAGAGCGAAATAAAGACGGCGGATGGAGTGAGGGTGATGCAGATAGTGATTGGCAGTGAAATCAGAGTAAAGAACGCACCGAAGGCTTTGTATGACTGGTGCACCGAAAATCTGGTAATCCCGAATCCGGAATATACCAACCGGGCCCGCCGGGGGTTGTGGCTTGGAAAGACAGCGAAGGATCTTTGGCTCTACCGGGTGGATGGAAGCGATCTGATGCTTCCAGTGGGAATTGGAAAGGACTTACGACAGTTTATCAACCCGGAAGATGAAATAAGCGTTAATTTGGCCGATAACGGCGTTTTAGAGTATCGGGGCAATATTCCCTTGTTTGACTATCAAAAATCTGCCGTAGAGGCAATGAGGCGCACTAGCTGCGGTATTTTGCAGTCTCCTTGTGGATCGGGAAAAACCCAGATGGGAATTGCCCTAGTGGCAGCATTGAGCCGCAAGGCCTTATGGATCACACATACCCATGACCTGCTGACCCAATCCCTGGAGCGTGCGGCACAGTATTTTCCTCGTGAGAGTCTGGGGACCATTACTTCCGGTAAGGCGCAGGTAGGCAGCCATATGACATTTGCAACAGTTCAGACCCTTTGTAAGTTGGATTTGGCGCAGTACCGGAATGCGTGGGATGTGATAATTGTGGATGAGTGTCACCGGCTAGCTGGTACGCCTACGCAGGTAACTATGTTTTACAAGGTTATGAATAGTCTGGCGGCCAGATATAAGTACGGCTTGTCAGCTACGGTGCATCGGTCAGATGGTATGATTAAAAGCACCTTTGCAGTATTGGGACCGGTAGTGTATCGGGTTCCGGATGAGGCTGTAGCAGCTAAGACTATGCAGGTAAGGATTTGTCAGAGAGATACGGGAGTGAAACTTGCAATGAGTTGCCTGGACACAGATGGAACCTTAAAGTATAACAGTTTGTTGGAGTACCTGGCGGAGAGCCGGGAACGGAACGAGCTGATTGTAAAGGATCTGACATCACAAGCCGGACACGCCTGCCTGGTGCTTTCCAGCAGACTGGCGCACCTGCGGCGTCTGATGGTTATGCTACCGGAAGAGATTCGGGAGCGGGCCGTGATGATTGATGGCAGCATGACAAGCAAGCGGGCCCGGGTGCAACGGGAGCAGGCTATAGAGGATATGAGGAGAGGACGGAAAGACATTCTTTTCGCCAGCTTTGGTCTGGCAAAGGAAGGACTGGATATACCGAGGCTGGACCGGTTATTCCTAGTATCACCACAAAAGGATTATGCAGTGGTAACCCAGAGCATTGGCCGGATTGCCCGTGTGGCTGATGGGAAGCGGGATGCTGTCTGTTACGATTATGTAGATGACATTGCATTCTGCCAGAATCAGTACCGGCGCCGAAGGACGCATTACAGGAAAGCGGGGTGTATTTTATGACAAGGCAGGAGCAACAAGCCGCTCTGGCTAAGGGTGTGTGGTGTGATTCCTATAAATTTTACCTGAAATATCACGGTCGTCTGGCAGGGGCGGAAATGTGGGAGGAAGCTACAAGAGATTTTGGTGAGATCATGAAGAAATACGGAAGCGCTGCGGTTTGCGGGCGAATTATGTTGGCAGCATTCAGCCTTTTAGAGGAGGAAAGCCGATGAGCAAGAGATTGCCACAGACTATGTGTCTGGGTGGATTACAGATTGTACAGACAACAAACCTACATGTGACAATTTACAAAGACGGAAAGAGAGTGTTCCATTGCCAGTGCGATAAGGAACTGGATTTTGCGGGGCTGATGGGAGTGATTCGATTTTATAAGGAGATGTCTGGAGATGAGCAAGAGCAGAGCAAATAAGCAGAACCGGTTGAGAGACCGGATTAAGCGGCAGCGAAATGATGTTTATAAATTTAAGGGGAGGAAGAATCATGGATGAAAAAAACGAGTCTGTGGTGGAGGACAAAGAACGCGAGGCGTGGAGACAGAAAAAGAAAGAAGCTAAGGCCCGGATGGCTGCCATGCAGGCTCTGCCCTATGAGGTAAAAGTTAAGCGTGCAGAGTTGCGGGCTAGGGAGTTTGTGGAGCGCCTGGATGATATGGAGTTAAATGCCCATGTCAGCGTAGGTGGCCTGGACAGTATTGTGCTGCTGTTGTTCCTTCGGAAAATCGGAATCGATGTTCCTGCCATATCCGTATCATCCCTGGAAGATAGCAGTATTCAGAAGATTCACAAGGAACTTGGAGTGATTCGGATTCCAATTGGTAAACCCAAGGTAGAGATCCTGCAGGAATATGGTTTCCCAGTAATCAGTAAAAAGATTGCTGGACGGATTGACACCTTACAGAATCCAACGGAAAAGAACAAGACCGTACGCCATGCCATTATCACAGGCGAATGCGGAGCACAAGGGCATTATGCCAAGAATAGCCGTATGCAGCTTCCAAAGAAGTGGCTGGAGTTGTTTGCGGGATATGAAAACGAAAACGAGGGTGTAAACTATCAGATTGCACCGTTTAAGGTGTCCAATAAGTGCTGCCAGTATATGAAAGAGGAACCCTGCGATAAATGGGCTATAGAACACAATAGCAAGCCATTTTTAGGGCTGATGGCCTCAGAGGGTGGACAGCGAGAGGAGGCGCTTACCGAACACGGCTGCAATTACTTTGGTAAGGGCGTGATTCGGTCAGCACCGTTTGCTCCGTTCCTGCGTCAAGATCTATTGCAACTGGCTATTGATTTAAAGGCACCAGTGCCAGAGATTTACGGAGAGATTGCCAGAAAACCAGACGGAACCCTATACACCACAAAGGCTCAGAGAACCGGCTGTAGTATGTGTGGATTTGGAATTCACATGGAGCGGCGGCCACACCGATTTGATCAGCTCCGGGAGCGGAACCCTAAAGAATGGGAATTCTGGATGTACCGATGTTGTACGGATCCAGAAACCGGCGAGAAGTATGGATGGGGCAGAGTGTTGGATTATATTGGGGTTCCTTGGGAGGATTATCCAGCAGTACAGATGGATATGTTTAGGGATTTTTTGATAGAGGAGGGGTGATAATGGATCTTGGTGACAAGATTAAAGAGCTGCGCAAGCAAAAAGGGGTGACCCAGGCAGACCTGGGGCTGGCTATCGGCGTATGTAACCGGACAATATCTGATTGGGAACATAAAAGATATAATCCCAGATACGACAACATAGATGAGTTGGAAAAGGTGCTTGGAGAGCTACTGAGGGGCTATGAGATGGTTTTACTGCCGCCAAGGAAAAGAAAGCCGAGCAAAGATAAAAAGCCTGTCTACGAGGCAAATAAGCGCGTTGACGTAGGTAAGATAGGCGCATTATACCGGGCGCATTGGAGCATCGAGGAGATTGCCAGGGATGTACATATTCCGGCGAGTGAAGTTGTTAAGTATTTGAGGAGGATGGGGAAAGAAATATGTTGAGATTAACAATACCTGATAAAAAGATTCCAGGAGGAGTCAGAAGAGCCATAATTGATACCAGAGCCGTCCGGGAGGAGGCAATGACGCTATACTGGGCGCTGAAGAAATATGAGGATACCGGATTAACCCCGAATGAGGTAGAACAGCTAAAAGAGAACCGGAGATGGATCCTGGTAGAGGAGCGGCTACCGGAGGACGACAATTTTATTCTTCTGTCGTTTGAGAACTTCGACATTCCGCTGATTGGGAGATGTGAGGCGGATGCTGATGGCGGGGGAGTGTTTTATTTGGGGGACTGCAGCGAGGGCGATACCTGCTTATCACAGAATTTGTTTGTTAATGCCTGGATGCCGCTGCCGGAACCGTATCAGGAGGAGGTGAATCCGGATGAAGAACGCAGAAGGTTATCCCGACCCGACAGCAGGGAAGGCAATTAAGAGAGCGGATAAACCGCCGGAGGAAGTAATAAACTTCCGGCGGGCAATGAAACTGATGTGCATTATCTGCCGGGTGCGGGTATTGGGGAAAATTACTGTTGTGGATGAGAGAGGGAGAAGGTGGTAGGAGATGAACCGGTCAGAACGTAGGAGACTGGAAAAACAGAACCGGATCCGAAACGAAAACCGAAAGTTGATTGATGCCATTGCCCAGGATACCGAAAATCAGCGCGTAGAGGCTCTTATGACGTGTTTTGCGCTTGCAATGCATGAAGAGTTCGATTTCGGCAAAAAACGCGTTCTACGGGCACTCAGACGCGTTGACGGGTATATGGGGACATGGATTAAGGACGAAGAGAGCCTTGCCCGTCTCAAACAAAAGGTGAAGGACGAAATAGGAATCATAATATCGTGTTAGGAGGTGATGCCGTTGGAAATGACGGTCAAACGTCTGGAAAGCTACCGGAAACTAATGAAAGAGATAGCGATATTGAGGTGGGAACTGAATGAAATGAACACAACAGATGCAGGCCTGGGAAGCAGCGTCATAAAGGACTACAGCAAAGGATTTGAACGTCCTCAGGCGGTTGTAGGATTTGATGAGGAGCGGTACCGGAGGAAGCGTCGTGTTCTGGATAGAAAAGAGGCAGAAGCTGAGGCAATCAGAAAATGGGTTGAAGATATTGAAGATGCCGTTACCAGAAAAGTATTTGAGTATTACTATCTGGAAGGTCTGCCATGGAAGGAGATTGCAAAGAGGCTGGGGTATCGAGACAATCCGGATTATCCAAGACTATATATTCGTGATAAGTATTTAAAAAGTTGTGGGATTAAGTAAAAACATCGTTTATATCGGAAATATCGTTTTATAATAGAATCCGAAGCCAAAGGCATCCAGCCAGCGGCTTCTGGATTATCCCCTTAATGTGATTTTCGGCCGCCCGGTGTCACAGCCAGCGGTCGATTGGCCCACACCTGGGCTGGTACATAATGTGTCTTTCGCTTATCGCCCTGGTTAGCCTCCAGGGCAGTAATGCGGGGTAGAGCAGTCTGGCAGCTCGTCGGGCCCATAACCCGAAGGTCGATGGTTCAAATCCATCCCCCGCGATTGTGATCCTCCTTTTCATATACTCCTGCCAGGTGTTACAGCTTGGTGGGGGGATTTGGAACGTCTCGCCAGCCGGGAGCGAGCATGAGCCGTTGAACCGAGCCGCGGACTTCGAGTTGTCCGGCGTTCCATTGACATTCTTTTCTCCCCTTTCAAGTCCCTGGCATTTGCTGGGGGCTTTTATTGTATACAAAACCGACGAATCGAGGTGTAGTAGCATGGCCAGAGCGCCAGATGAAAGAATCAAACAGGCGAAGGCCATGTACTTAAAAGGCATGAAGTTAGTTGAGATTGCAAGTCAACTAAAGTTGCCAGAGGGCACAGTTCGCCGATGGAAATCCACACATAAATGGGATAGCGAACGTTCGGATAAAAAAAGCGAGCGCCCGCAAAGAAAAAGAGGGGCTCAACCAGGAAACCGCAACAGCTCCGGCGGCCCCCCGGGAAACAAAAAGGCAGTAACGACAGGAGAGTTTGAAACTCTCTTTTTTGATTGTCTGGATCCAGAAGAGAAGATGCTGGCCGAGGCAGTTTCGCTGGACAAAGAGCAGCTTCTCCTCCAGGAGATACAGCTCCTGACTGTTCGGGAACGCCGGATGTTAAAGCGCATCGAGAATCTGCGGCAGGCTGATTTTACAACAGTTTCAAAAAAATCCGGAATTGAAAAAGGCGAATGGACGAATTTGAGTGAGGACCGTGCAACGCTGGGGCAGATCCAGAACATAGAGGACGCGCTGACCCGTGTACAGGCCCGAAAGCAGGCTGCCATTGATTCGCTGCATCGGTATGGCGTGGATGATGCTCGCTTAGAAATCGAACTAATGCGGCTTGATTTGCAGGCCCTTAAGCTGGGCGGCCAGGAGACTGAGATAGAGGATGACGGCTTCCTGGAAGCACTAAATGCTGAGGCTGGAGAGTTGTGGAGTGATGCAGATGATTCGAGACAAGATTGAGCAGATAAAAAGCAAAGTAGAAAGCCTAAAAGGGCAGCGTGGCATCCTGACAAAGGTACAGGTCTTTCAGTTTCAGCCGTTCTCGCGCCGGCAAAAGCAAATCCTTACCTGGTGGACTACGAACAGTCCTGTGAAGGATTATGACGGCATCATAGCAGATGGGGCGATTCGTTCCGGAAAAACGGTATGCATGTCGCTGTCGTTTGTGATGTGGGCCATGAGCGCCTTTAACGGTCAAAACTTCGCCATGTGCGGCAAGACCATCGGATCCTTCCGGCGCAACGTGCTGTTTTGGCTGAAACTGATGCTAAAAAGCCGCGGGTATCAGGTTGTAGACCACCGGGCAGACAATCTGGTGGAAATAAGCCGCGGAGCAGTCACCAACTATTTTTACATTTTTGGCGGCAAGGACGAGCGCAGCCAGGACCTGATACAGGGTATTACTCTGGCAGGCCTGTTCTGTGATGAGGTGGCGCTGATGCCAGAGAGCTTTGTCAATCAGGCAACGGGCCGATGCTCTGTGACTGGGTCAAAATACTGGTTTAACTGTAACCCGGATGGGCCCTATCACTGGTTCAAGGTAAACTGGATTGACAAGGCCATTGGCTACCTGGGCAAGAAAAAGGTTGCCAGGATAAAAGCTGAAGCAGAGGCCGCAGGAAAGGAACCAGACCTCAAAAAATTACTGTATGTCCATTTTACCATGGACGATAATCTGAGCCTGTCAGAAGAGATTAAGGCCAGGTATCGGAGCATGTATACCGGTGTCTTCTTCAAGCGTTATATCATGGGGCTCTGGGCGATGGCTGAGGGTGTTATTTATGATATGTTTGACGCAGATAAACATACGGTTGATACGGAGGCTCTGGCGGCCATATATAAAGCCAGGACAGGGCACGACTTCTGGGTTGGCGATAAGTATGTCAGTTGTGACTACGGCACCCAGAACCCGACCGCTTTTCTTTTGTGGCAGCAAGGCACGGATAAGAAATGGTACTGCAGGCGGGAGTATTATTACTCTGGCAGAGATAAAGGCAGACAAAAGACAGATGCAGAGTTTTCCAGGGATTTAAAAGACTGGCTGCATGGAGAGAGTATCCGTTTTGTGGTACTAGATCCTGCGGCTGCATCATTTAAGGCTCAGCTGGAAAAAGACGGCTTTAAGGTCAAAAAAGCAAAAAACGATGTTTTAGATGGCATCCGGTTTGTGGCTACGCTATTAAACCAGGGTGCTATTTTGATTGATAAAAACTGCGACAATCTGATAAAAGAGTTTGCGTCCTATATTTGGGATGCAAAAGCAGCGGAAAAGGGCGAGGATAAGCCGGTGAAAGAGCATGACCACGCGCTTGATGCTGTGCGTTACCTGTGTGTGACAATAATTAAAATGCGTCCGGGCATCCGGATTTTAAAATGAGGTGCAATAGATGGATATATTATTTAACCCGGATAAAAACCGGATGACAAATATGCAGCTGTGCCGACTGTACATGGATGAATTTGTAAAATCGGCAGAGCGTAAATGGATGATGGACGGCGATGCATATTATCGTGTGGACAACCCGGAAATCATGAACCGGAAGAAGTATAGGTACCGGGAAAACGAGGCAACCGGAGAAATCGAAAAGATAATTGATAATGCAAAGCCCAACAACAAGAGAGCGCACGGCTTTATGTATATTCTGGTGGAAGATAAGGTGAATTACCTGTTATCCAAGCCATATACGCTCACTTGCGAGGAATCCGAAGAGTTTTTAGAGCAGGTGCAGACAACCCTTGGGGAATCCTTCCAGAGTAATCGCCTGATGCGCCTTGGTGTGTCGGCCAGTAACGGAGGTATTTCCTGGCTGCATCCATACATCAATGAGGCGGGGCAGTTTAAGACAATGATTGTCAGGCCGGAGGAGGCAATTCCACTTTGGACAGATAATGATCACGAGGAAATGAGCGGATTCATCTGGTTTTACAATTTGGATGTCATTGAGGGGCAGGAGCAAAAGACTGTTACCAAAGTAGAGTATTGGACCGCGGATGGTGTAGCCTATTATGTTTCTGATTCTGAGGGAGATGGATGGGATTTGCGTCTGGATGCAGAGAGGTATCTGGATGCAGTCACAGAGGATGGCGAGTTCCAGGAGCATTTTCTGGTAGGTGGTCTTCCGGAGAGCTGGGGGAAGGTCCCATTTGTGCCGTTCAAAAATAACGACTACGAGCTGCCGGATCTTAAATTCATCAAAACTCTGATTGACGGATATGATAAGGGCCGCTCCGATGTGGCAAACATGCTTGATGAACTCAGCTCCATTGTTTACGCATTGAAGGGGTACGGAGGTAATGACCTGGGTGAGTTTATGCGGGATTTAAACTACTTCCGGGCTATCTCCCTGGATGAGGACGGCGGTGCAGAAGCGCTAAGCACACCCATTGACATCACGGCAGCCAAGGAAGACTTTGAGGCGCTGAAAAAAGATATCTACGATTTCGGGCAGGGGGTTGATAAAAACAGTGACAGGCTGGGCAATAGTCCGTCTGGTATCGCCCTTAAATTTATTTATTCCGGACTGGATCTTAAGTGCAATCGTCTGGAAAATGCCTTTAAGGCGGGCATGGGCGAGTTGTTTTGGTTTGTGCGCAGATATTTGGAACTGACAGGAGCCGGAAGTTATCCGGATTGCAAAATTGATGTGACGTTTAACCGGGATATCGCTATTAACGAGAGCCAGGCAATTACTGACTGTGCAGCATCCAAGGGTATCGTCTCAGACGAGACGATTATAAAAAATCATCCATGGACAGAGGATGCAACAGAGGAGCTTGCCCGGTTAAATGCCCAGCGCGAGGCAGAGAAGGCTGAGTTATCTGACATGTTCCCAGAGGGCGGTGAGGAGTAGTGGATTACTGGCAGAAGCGGCAGGAGGCCATGTACAAGGCCGGAGAGATGCAGGTTAATCAATACTTTAAGCGGTTGGAAAAAGCATTTAACCAGACAAAGAGGGAGTTGCAAAAGACAATCGAGGCTTTCTATTTCCGGTATGCAGAGGAAAACGGTTTATCCTTCACGGCAGCTCAGAAGCGGCTTGATGTAGAGGAGCTGGGAGAGCTTAATGATTTTATTGCGCTTGCTATGGATAACATTGGGAAATATAACCAACAGGTCAATAATATGTCCCTGAAAGCCAGAGTGACCCGTTATCAGGCCCTTGAGATGCAGGTGGATGCAATTCTCAGACAACTCTACGCGATTGATTATCAGGCAGAATCAGAAAAGGCCATGCAGGAAGTCTATGAGGATACCTATTACCGGACATGGTACAGTATCGACCAGTACCACGGATTTCATCAGGCTTTTGCACAGGTGGAACCTCGAACAGTGGAAAAATTGCTGGAATACCCGTTTAATGGTGCAGCATTTTCCAGCCGGCTTTGGAAACAGAAAGACCATCTGCAAACGCAGCTGACAGAGGCAGTGACCACAATGCTGATTCAGGGCAAACACCCGTCCACCCTGACAAGAGAGTTTGCCAAAAAGATGCAGTCGAAAAAGTTTGATGCATACCGGCTGCTGCATACAGAGTCATCCTTCCTGATGAGCGAGGCTACCCATGCAGGATACAAAGAGGACGGGGTGGAAAAGTACGAGATTTTAGCAACTCTCGACAGTAAGACTTGTGAGATTTGCGGAGAACTGGACGGCAACGTGTACGAGGTTGGGAAGGAAATCACAGGTGTCAATATGCCGCCGTTCCACCCACTTTGTCGCTGTACAGATGCCCCGCATTATGCCGATACGCCGACCAATGGAATGGCCAGAGTGGCCAGAGACCCAGAAACAGGGAAAACCTATGAAGTCCCGGCGGATATGACCTACAAGCAGTGGCACGAGCAGTATGTTGAGAAGAATCCAGATAAGCGCCTGGCAGAGCGGAAGCAGCGAAATAAAAAGACAGATAATGAGCAGTTCCAAAGATACCGAAAAATACTGGGCAAGGATGCGCCTGAAACTCTGGATTCTTTCCAAACAATGAAGTATACTGATAGTGAGAAATGGAACGCTAAGAAGAGGGAATTTGCAACCATTTCAAAAATTATGGAAAAAGAATCTTACTCAGAAGAATACAGAAGTAAGATGCGGAGCACATATTACCGATTTAAGGATAAAGGATATGAATTTACGGATCATTCATTAAACCGCTATCTTGGACAGAAAACAGGAAGGGGAAAGAAGGCTTTTACCGAAGATGAATTATTAAAGGTGCTGGATTCTTCCGTGAATTATTTGGAAGAAGGGGGAAGAACAGTAAAGTTTTATAATGGAATAGCTGCAATTCAGAATGAGCAGACCGAAGAAGTGGTTTCGATTGTAGTCAGAAATAAGCCGAAGAAGGGTTGGGGGAGTAAATGAAAGAAAAATTATTGGAAATGATGCGACAGCTCATAGATGGAGAATACAACTGCAACGATTTTTCATACGATTTTCCAGAAGCAATGTTAGATTTAAAGGATGAAGAGTGGCTTGATATGTTAGATGATATGCCTGAGATATGCGCATCATATGAGCCTTTTGATGAGGCAGATGAGGAAGTGCTGAATGATAAGGAATTAATACAGGCAGTAACAGAAATTTACCATAAAATTTTATTAAGAGGAGATGTACATGGCCAGAGATGATTATTTTGTGATAGCCGCAAAGATTCTTGACTATTTATACAAATGCTTGAAAAAGGGAATTGCTCCAGATCCAGAACTGCTTTCTCCGGAAGCACTTGGTATCAACGAATCATACTGGAACTATATTTTTCAGAACTTATCAGAGTATGGTTACATTACAGGTGTGATATCTAAAAAAATCATGGGAAATCCAGAGGTGCAAGTAAAGCTTCAATACAATAAATTGAGAATAACGCCGCCAGGGATTGAGTATTTGGCGGAGAATTCTTCAATGAAAAAAGCATTGGATACATTGCAAACGATAAAAGACTTAATACCGTTCATTTAAGCCAGGGAATTTATCCCTGGTATTTTTATACCCTTTTTTCAGTTTGCGACATCGCAACGGAGGTAAACATGATAACAGCAGTATTTACAGATAACAGCGACTATGCCCGTGCTACTGGCCTCTGGCAGTGGGACTACGGGCAGAGACTACGGATAGAAGGACTAAAACTGCCCACAGCGGTAGAAATCCATTTCGCCCTGACAGAACAGTCCGGGGATGCCATCACCAGAGTAGGAATCACCAAGGACGGCGTGACAGAGGTAGTCATTCCGGATAGCCTGTTGGAAAATCAGGCAGCAGGAGCAACCTATGAAATCTATGCATGGATCTACCTGGCAGATAAGACATCCGGCAAAACCATTAAGCGAATCTCTGTGCAGGTCAAGCGCAGAGCAAAGCCGGAAGGGCATGACACACCAGAAGATGCAGAACTCTTCCGGGAAGCCATTGAGGCGGTCAACGCATCTGCAGACCGGGCAGAGACGGCAAGGGAAGGAGCCGAAGCCGCTCAGAAAGCAGCGGAAGCAGCAGCCGGCAAAATTGAGGGTGAGATTGCCGGAGCCGGTCAGATTGCCGAGCAGGTAAAACAGGATGCGGCGGCAGTTGCGAAAGACAAGCAGGCAGTCTCCCAGATGGCGACAGAGACCACCCAGAACGCCCAGAAGGCAGCCGAAGCAGCACAGGCAGCAGAACGTTCCAGTACCGCAGCAAAAGAAGCACAGACCGCCGCTGAGAGCGCTGAGGCGGGAGCAGAGGCAGCCATGGAAGAGGTGGAGCGGGACCGAGTTGAGGTAAGTGAAACCCACAAGGCAGTGGAACAGCTGCGGGAAGCGGTGGATACTGACAGGCAAGCAGTAGCAGCGGACCGGCGGGCGGTAGAAAATACCGCTTTGCAGTTTGGACAGGCTGCTCAGAGCGCGATTAATGCTGTTGGACAGGCTCAGGAGGCGGCTGTGGGGGCAGTTTCCGCAGAAGGGCAGAGACAGACCACAGCGGTGCAGCGGGCAGGCACACAGGCGGTCAGTGACGTTGGAACGGCTAAGACAGAAGCCATTCAGGCAGTCACCACAGAGGGCGATACACAGACCAAGAGGGTGCAGGATGCGGCTGCTGGAATTGTGGCAGACCGGGAGCAGATTGCTGCGAATAAACAGGCGATTGAGGGCAAGGTTGACAAGCAGCAGGGAGCAGACAACGCAGGGAAAGCCCTTGTGGTTGGCGCGGATGGTAACGTGGAACTGGGAGATGCTCAGACGAAAACGGATCCAACCCTCACCCAGTCTGGGCAGGCTGCGGATGCACAGGTCACAGGGCGGGAGATTACCACCCTGCATCAGAACAAAGCTGATGCCATTGTTGAGACTGCGCAGGGTGAGACCATGACCCTGACAGACAGCTCTGATAAGCTGTTTCGGGGGCTGAGGGTGTTCGGGAAGAGTACGCAGGATGGGACGCCGAGTGTGGAAAATCCAGTGCCGATTGTGAATGCCGGTGAGAGCGGAAGTATTACGGTAACAGTTAATGGCGCAGAGCCACAATCCCTCACTCTCGCCACTCCAAACGGTCTCCCCGGCGTGCCAGTCAGCAAAGACGGCAACTACACTGACCAAAACGGTCAGCAGTGGGTTTGTGACGAGGTTGACTTGGGGCGTGGGAAGTATGTGCAGAGGGTTTTAAAAACAAAGCCGAACAAGACGATTGTTTTTCAAAAAAAACATGAAAGTGGTATATGTGAATCATTTAATCGAGATTTTAATGTTTTATGGGCACGTGGAGATATTCCTTCTCTTTCGACAATAGCAGTATGGAGCAAATGGACTAGTTCTGAAGGAACATTTGCTTTGCACTTAGATGGACTTTATTATAGGGATTCTACCAAAACGCTTGAAGAAATAAACGCTATTTTTGCAAAATTGGGTACAAATATAGAATTTTGTGGTGTCTTAGATACCCCCACCGAGCGCGACCTTACCCCGGAAGAACTCGCAGCATACGAAGCCCTCCACACCAACTATCCGACCACCGTTATCACAAACGATGCTGGGGCACACATGGAAGCGAGCTATGTGGCAGATACCGGAACCTATATCCGGAACATGGAATCGCGATTAAATGCCAAGCTGGTGAATATCCAGTCAGCCCTAATTAGTCAGAAAATTTCGGGGGGGGGGTATAAAGGTAACTGACAGTTCGAGGGTGCCGGTTGTGCGGTTTGCCATGTGGGGCAAGACGGAACAGATGCGAACGAGTGGTGCGCAGTTGTTTGATGTAACAAATGTAGATATGAAGACAATATTAAATGTAGATGGAACAACAAATGCGAATGGTTCTATTCATACATCTGGGTTTATTAAGGTATCCCCAAACACAACATATTCTGTTAGTGAGACCCGACAGAATCGCGGCAAGTTTTATAATTTGGAAAAGAAACCACTGACTACTGACAAGTTTGATTTTGAACTTTCGAATAATGGTGACAAATTCACAACATCAGAAAGTGTGGAGTATGTAAGATTCTCGATTTATGGGACAGTGGATTTGAATACCTTGATGATGAATCAAGGAGATACATTAAAACCCTACGAACCCTATTCCGGCGGCTTCCCCTCCCCCTCCCCTGACTACTCTCAGCCCATCGAGATAACCGACCAGCCTGTGACTGTCACAGTAAAGGGCGGCACAGAGCAGCAGTCTATCACCTTGATACCGCCTCGCCCGTTTACCAAGTGGGACAAGCTGGAAAAGGTGGATGGAGTGTGGTGCTGGGTGTATCAGTATAAGGTCTTGTCAGGAGCGGAGATAAAGGAAAACTATAAAGGAGTTCATTCTTCTGGGGCTGTGATGATAAGTATTTCGACACTTGGGGCTGCAGACGGCCAAAACGATGCCGTAAGCGATAAATTTATTTATTCAACTCAAAGTGTGTCCACGCTTAAAAACGGAGAATTTCGAATCGTATACGGAAACGCTTATCTCAAAATAGATGGAGTTGTAACGGCTGAGGAAGGAAAGCAATGGCTTGAATCCAACGATATCACAATCATAGCGCAGGCTTCGACCCCTGAATCCATCCCCCTCTCCCAATCCGAGCAAGCACAGCTCAACGCCCTCACGATGTACGCAGGAACCACCGAAGTCACCAACACAGGCGGCTGTAACATGGAGCTGACCTACACCGTAGATACAAAATCCTATGTAGACAGTAAAATCGCGGCTATCAGCACCGCGGTATTGGAGGTATAAATGTACGAGATTGTAAAGAACGTAATTGAATCCGGTCAGTACGAATTGACCGATATGCTGAAAAAGATTGATACTATCTGGCTCCAGGGAACCTTGGACGACGACCAGCGAACAGAACTCATTGAGCTGGCTCGTAGTCGGGCGGATCCGAAGCAGAGCTACGATATCCAGAAGCAGTTGGAATCCATATTTTCCAACCTGTCTGAGATGGGACAGGCAATTTTAGAACTGACTGACCGGGTGACAAAATTGGAGGGCGGCAGCGTAACTCCTCCGGCGGTGGATGAGTATCCACAGTTCGTTCAGCCGACCGGGGCGCATGACGCGTATAATACCGGTGATAAGGTGACCTACAACGGCAAGAAATACGTCTGCCAGATGGATAACTGCGTATGGACACCGGATGCATACCCGGCAGGATGGAAGCTGGTGGAATAGGAGGGCAGCGCCTTTTGGCGGGTATGTAAAACGGTGTGTAATGTGTGGGAAAATTAGTCATAGATAGTCATAGATTTAGTCATAGGCACGCGGGAAACCGGGTGTTATTTTTATGTCGTCTTTCCGGTACCGCAGACGATAAAGAACGGGACATCACCGGACACGACCGGGACAACAAGTGAAGATGAAAGGAATGAAACCATGAAAAAAGAAGAATTAATTGCAAAGGGCCTGACTGAAGAGCAGGCAACGGCTGTAATCGACATCTACACAAACGAGATGAAAGGATTTATCCCCAAGTCCCGGTTTGATGAGGTGAACACAGCAAAGGCAGATCTGGAAAAGCAGGTGGCTGACCGGGACAAGCAGTTAAAGACCTTGAAGACCGAAGCCAAGGACAATGAAGCCCTTCAGACAAAAATCACCGAGCTGGAGGACGCGAATAAGGCAACCAAGAAAGAGTATGAGGACAAAATCCGCGATATGCGTCTGACTGGCGCTATCAAAGACCAGTTAAAGGACTGCAAGTACCCGGAGCTGGTAGCGGATAAATTTGACCGCACCAAGCTGATTCTGGCAGATGACGGCACAGTGTCCGGATTGTCCGAGCAGTTAAAAACGGTAAAAGAGACCTACAAAGAACTGTTTACCACTCCGATTTCCGGAAAGACACCGGGCAATAATGGCAAGACCCCGCCGCAGGAGGGAGGTTCTTCTGGACGTAGAGAAGAACTGGAAAAGCTGATTAAGGATCCTGCAACAAGGCTGGCTGACCGGATTGCAGCAAGAAATGAATTATTTCGCCTGGAACAGGCAGAAAGTGAGGAATAACGAATAATGGCAAATCAGAAAGGAACAGGTACGACCTGGAATTTACCCAACTATGCAGGAGATTTATTTACTGCTGATACTACGAACACCCCGATTCTTTCCGCTATTGGCGGTTTGACCGGCGGCGTGCAGACTGATAATTTTGAGTTCCCGACCGATTCTCAGTATTCTCTTCCGGCGGCAGCACAGCCAGCAATCACTGAGACTGCATCCCTGACCGCACCGCAGGCCGAGGAAATCGTGAGAACCCAGAACACCAATGTAACCCAGATTTTCCACGAGAAGGTATCCATTTCCTACGTTAAGGAGTCCAACCGTGGAAGAATGAGCGGACTGAATACCGCTGGACAGAAAAACAATGTGCAGTCCACCGAAAAGGATTGGCAGATTGCAAGAAAGCTGGAAAAGATTGCCCGCGATATCGAGTACACCATCATCAACGGCGTGTACGCAAAAGCAACCAGCGCAGATGTGGCGAGCAAGACCAGAGGCCTGCTGGCTCTTTGCGGAGGCGAGGGCGGCACAAAAGTAGATGGCAAGAGTGCAGCCTTGACCAAAGCGCTGATGCAGCAGCTCTTTAAGACTATGTACGATGCAGGAGCAATCTTCTCCAATATGGTTCTGTATGTGGGCAGCACGCAGAAGCAGATCATCACCGATATTTACTCCTACGCACCGACTGACAGAAATATCGGAGGAACCAACATCAAGCAGATTGAGACGGACTTCGGAAACATCGGTATTGCTCTTGACCGTTTTATGCCGCAGACCGCCGTTCTAGCTGCTGAGCTGTCTGTAATGGCTCCAGTGTTCCAGCCAGTGCCGGGGAAAGGAAATTTCTTCTACGAAGAGCTTGCAAAAACTGGCGCATCTGAAGAGGGACAGATTTTTGGTCAGTTTGGTCTGGATCATGGTCCTGCATTTATGCACGGCGCAATCACTGGCCTGAAAGGATAAGGTGAGTTATGGCAGATTTTGATATGAACGGAATCCCGCCGAAAATCCGGGAACTTTTTGAGGAGCGCACAGGCGCAGCCGTTAAGGATGCAGCTGGAGCTACACCTACAAAGGAAGAGTTTAATGCCCTGCTTAAATCCCTTCGGGATGCGGGGCTGATTAAAAAATAGGAGGGATGAGGCATGACAGCAGCTGAAATGAAAAGAGCTGTAGAAAGCAACCTGGGACTTTATCCGGGCGAGAAAGAATTGCTTGTGTCAGACGTCATTCTCTCTGTGTGCGATTATTGTAATCTCCATCCTGAGCGCATTCCGGATGTTCTGGAGCCGGTTGTCCGGAAAAAGGTAAAAGGTATTATCGATTACGAGGCAGCCAACGGTTCCGGGTATCATCCGGAAGTGGCCAGCCTAAAAGAGGGCGATGGTACGATTACCTGGGCGCAGACCGAGGGGAATACCAAATCAAGCATTTATGAGCTTAATGCAAGTGATAAAGCAGCTCTTAAAAGACACAGGAGGTTGAGAGGTTATGTTTAATCCATATGCAGTGATGTACGATGCCAGAATGACTGTACAGCGCTGGCGTGAGGTAGAAAAAGGCGGATACATACGCAATGAGCTTTTTACGGTGGGGGAGAATATCCCCTGCCGCTACAGTTCTTCAGGGCAGGCTGCTGTCGGTACTCCAAACCCGTCCATCCAAAACAGTCACACGCTATTTTGTGGCCTGGAAGCAGATGTGCAGGAGGGGGATAGGATTACTGTGACGATGCGCACCGGAAAAACCGTAGATCTTACTCTGGGCGAGTGTCACCCTTATACTTACCAGTGGCAGTGCGAGGTTAAGAGAGAGGATAACGCATGAGCAGCAGTAATTACAGGCGCAATAAGGCAGCCATTGACCAGTACCGTAAAGAACTAATAGCTATGCTGGACGATATCCAGCAGGTAGACAAAAAGGTGCTTAATACAGCAGTGAATCAGGGTGTCCAGTATGCAAAAAAGTTCACTCCCGTAGGAGAGCACCCTAATCCAGTGACATTTACGATTAAAAATGGTCCGGATGCAGGAGAAGTCGTAAGCTTTACGGTTTCCAATCCGGGGGTTGGTGGAAAGCTTCGGGAGGGGTGGCACAAAAAGCCTACTGTCAGAATCTCTGGTGGAATTGCAACGCATCTTGTAAATGTAATGGACTACGCTTCTTTCTGGAATTACGGACACAGAATCGTAACCAAAAAGGGCGGGCCGACCAAAGGATTTGTGAAGGGAACCTACGTTTTGGAAAAGACCCAAAACTATGTAAATAAGCGTGTCCTCGCACGATTTAAAGCGGAATTGGAGGCAATACAGAAAAAGCATGATTGAAAGATTATATGAGGCTATAGCAAGCGGTTTAAAAGCCGTAAGGCCCTGTAAAACATATCGCGAGGATGTCCCACAGGGGTTTACGACACCATGCTTTCTGGTGCACGTCTATGAGCAGGAGCATTCCAGAGGAATTAATGGTAGGCTGAAAAATGCGGTAAGCCTGGATATCCTTTACTTTCCAGAGAACCAGGGGAAGGCAGAAATCCAGGAAGAATGTTGGAATGTTGGTCAGGATTTAGCGAGAGAATTTGCAATTCCTGGCTTTAAATTAAAAAATAGGAACTCAAAAATTGAGGATAAGGTGCTGCATTTTTTGTGTGATGTGGATTATCGGGAGTTTAAAAACGATACTACACCACAGATGCAGACCTTGATTCAGTCTGAAAAAATTAAGGAGGTATAACCATGGCAGGAACATGGGAAACCCAGAATAAGGTTTTGCCCGGAGCCTATATCAATATCAAAACCAGTGAGCCGCTGTCTATCACTCCGGGGGACAGAGGAGTCGTTGTCATTTTGCAGGAAATGACAGTGGGTGAAGATGAGAATCTGTACACGGTTACTGTAACCGAGCAGGGATATCCAGAGGGGGCAGTTGCTTCTGATAAGAAGCTGGTCGTTGAGGCCCTGAAAAAGGCCAAAACAGTGCTGATTTATAAGCTTCCGGATTCCCACACCACAGATTCCATCAACAAGGCACTGGCAAAGTTAAAGACGGTCAAATTTGACGTGCTGTGCTATCCGTATGACACAACCCCAGGAACGGCTACAGCAAATAAAACCGCAATCGCATCCTGGATTAAAACCATGAGAGAGGATGAGGGAGTAAAGTGTCAGGCGGTACTCGCGAACCATGTTGGAGACTATGAGGGTGTTATTAATGTGGCGCAGGGTGTTGTGATGGCAGATGGCAGTAAGCTGGCAGCTGCTGAAGCTACTGCGTGGGTAGCCGGAGCAACTGCAGGAGCCAGCATGACCACATCAAACACCGGAATGAAATATACAGGCGCGATTGACGTGGATCCGCGCATGACCAAAACCGAAAAAGAAACTGCGGTAAAGGCAGGCAAGCTGATTTTTGACGTAGACAGCGCCCAGAATGTGACAGTTGTATACGACATTAACTCCCTGACTACGTTTACTCCGGAGAAGTCCAAAGACCTGTCTAAAAACCGCGTAATTCGCACCCTGGACAATATTGCAAATGATATTGCATCCATTTTTAAGAGTAACTACATGGGTAAAATTAACAACAATACAGACGGTAGGCTGCTGTTTAAGTCTGCGCTGGTGGATTACTTTGCAGGTCTCCAGAATATGTCTGCAATCGATAATTTTAACCCGGATGATATCACAGTTGCTCCGGGTGATGATATCGATGCAATGTTGGTAGATGTCTATGTTGAGCCTGTGGACAGCGCAGAAAAGCTCTACATGACGGTCAATTTACAGTAGGAGGTAGACCATGGCAAAAGGTAATAATTATACAAAAATTGCTGACCTGGTAACAGGCAGCGAGGGAAGCGCCTACATCACTGTCGATGGCGAGAACCGGTATTTTTTTGAGCTGGCAAAGGTTGAAGCAAGCATCGAGTTTACTGTTATCGCCAAAAAGCTGTTAGGGCATCGAATGAAGCAGCATAAGGTTGTAGGAGCTGAAGGCAAGGGAACTTTAGGTATTTACAACGTCAGTCCCGCTACCCTTGCGATTTACCAGAAGTACATCGATGAAGGAAAAACTCCATCTATCAGTATCCAGACCACAAATGAGGATTCCAGTTCGACGATTGGCCGCAGAGTTGTGGTAATGCGCAACTGCATCCTCTCAAAGGTTCCTGTTGTATATCTGGAAGATGGTAGCGAGGACTTAAATTCATCGGATACAGATTTTACTTTTGACGATGTAGACAACCTGGAATCCTATGTATTCCCGGAAAATATGAGGTAAAGGAGATTAGATTATGGGAAGTTTAAGTGCATTTTTAAACCCTGTCAAAACTGAAAACAAGGAAGTTATTATTTCTGACCGGTTCCAGGAGGGGGGAGAGCCGGTTCCTTTTGTGATTCGCCCAATTACGCAGGCGGAAAATGAAGATTTAATAAAAAAGTACCGCAAGGTGGACAAACAGGGAGTAGAGATTTTTAATCGCATCCAGTACCAGCAGGAACTGACGGCCACAGCAGTGGTGGAACCGAACCTGAATGATGAAACTCTTCAGAGGCAGTATGGCGTACTGGGAGCATCTAAGCTCTTGTCTACTATGCTTTATGTTGGCGAATACGCAAATCTTCTGGAACAGGTGCAGAAGCTCTCTGGGCTGAACACCAATATTAATGACGATATCGAAGCTGCAAAAAACTGATTAAGCAGGGCGATCCAGAGATTAACTATGCTCATTTCGCCCTGCAAAGGTTACATATCCGCCCGTTCGAACTGGAAAGCATGTCCCAGCGAGAACGGGCATTTATTTATGCTAGTATTGCTTTGCGCATCGAGGAAGAGAAACGGCAAGCAAGTAAAATCGGATAGGACGGAGGTGAGCAGATGCCTACATTAGATGCCATGTTTAAACTGTTGGATGGATACAGCTCCACAATAAAAAGAATCGTTGAGGGGACAGATAGAGCCTCGAAGTCTATTTTGGGAGCGAGTAAACGAACGGATGATTTCAATGATTCACTAAAACGGACAGAAGCTGCAACGGCCAGAGCAAGCAACGGTCTGTCGCAATTTATTAAAACAGCGGTTGGTTTTGCGGCTGTAAAAAAAGGAATGGATTTGGCAGATACGTATACCAACACAAATGCAAGACTGGGCATGATTACAAACTCACTGGCAGAACAGCGCAGCCTCCAGAACGATATCTTCGCGGCAGCGAACCGGGCGAGAGGAAGCTATACTGAAATGGCCAGTGCTGCATCAAAAATGCGGATGCTTGCCGGGGATAGTTTTGGAAGCAACCAGGAAGCAATTGCATTTACAGAACTTTTGACAAAATCCCTTAAAGTTTCCGGAGCCGGCACAGCAGAACAAAATTCTGCATTCTTACAGCTTACACAGGCTATGGCGTCCGGGCGGTTACAGGGCGATGAATTCCGTTCTGTGATGGAAAATGCGCCCATGGTAGCAGACGCCATTGCTCAGTATATGGGAAAGAGCAAGGGAGAGCTGAAAGAACTGTCCTCTCAGGGACTTATCACAGCTGACATCGTCAAAAATGCTATGTTCCAGGCGGCTGGTGATATTGAGGAAAAATTCAATACAATGCCAATGACTTTTGGAGATGTTGGCACCATGATGATTAATAGCTTCCTTGAAACATTTGGCGGTGGATTCGAAAAAGTGAGTGGAATGCTTAACAGCTCCAGCTTCGGGCAGATTTTAGATGGCTGGAATGCAGGGCTCTCTTTTGTGTCTGGCGGTTTTAATAAGCTCGTGGATGCTATTGTGGCAGGCGGGCCAATTGTTCAAACATTTTTCTCTGTAGCAATTATTATGGCAGGACTTTGGGCGTCAAAAATGTTTTTGGCAGCCGGAGCAACAATGCTCGTACATTGGCCATTGCTTTTGATTGTCGGTGTAATCGGGATGATCATCCTGGCATTAAATTCCGCGGGAGTTTCTTTTAGTTCAACGTTTAGCTTTATTGGCGGCTTGCTCGGAACGTTTTATGCACTGGGGTATAATATCGTAGCGGGGTTGTGGAATTTATTTGTTTCGTTTGCAGAGTTTTTGGCGAATGTTTTTACCGATCCTCTTGCATCAATTGTCAACTTATTTGTCAATATGAGCATCAGTGTTTTAAATGTTATAAAATCTATTGCAGAGGCAATTGATGCTGTTTTTGGAAGCAATTTGGCGGGAGCGGTGGGGCAATTTATTTCCAGAGGTCAAAATTTTGCAGATGGATTTAAGGATTCAAATTATGTTTCTTTGGATGCGTTTAGAATGGATTCTAAGAGTACCATTGGAGCAATTCAAGGCGGATTAAATGCAGGCAAAGCGCTTGGGGGCTTTGTGGATAACTGGAATTTTTCTGGTATATCTGGTATAAATCCGGATGCCGGCGGTATGGATTATTCTCAGTTTTTTACCGCCGGAAATCCAGCGGTCGTAAAAGGCACTGGAAAGGGAGGAGCCGTAAAAGTAGAGGCTGACAGCGAAGATATTGAGTGGATGCGGAAACTGGCAGAACGTGACTACGTTGCACGTATCGCCCAGAATACCCTCGCACCAAATATCCGTGTAGAATTTTCTGGCCCCATCACAAAAGAGACCGATACTGACAGTGTAATGACGCACGTGGTCAACGAGTTAAAGGACATCATAGCCACAGCTCCGGAGGGGGTGCCTGTATAATGAGTTATTCAATTTATTTTAAATTCAAGGGCAAAAAGTACAAGCTCCCGGTTAATCCAGAGGAACTAAAGCGAGAACGAAGTATGAATGTGGAGACTTATCAGGTGCTTGGCACCGGGCAGGTCTCCATACCTGTATACAGTGAGTTGGAAACCTTCAGTTTTGAGGCAGAGTTCCCCAGTCAGAGGTATCATTATATGGAATCTGGAGCGAGGGCAGATGCAGATTACTACGAAAAGATGTTCCGGAGAGCGCAAAAGGAACTCCATCCGGTTCGTTTTATTGCCTCCAATGACATTACAGATGACATTAGTATGATGGTCCTTGTAAAAAGCGTGGAGGCAGTAGAGAAAGCCGGTGAGGAAGGGGATAAGTATCTGACTATTAAGCTGCAGGAGTATAAAGCTCCGGGTAAGCGGTATGTAGCAGTGCCAACCACGGAGAGTACCGCTATCAAGCAGGAGGAAGCGCCAAAGGAGCCGGAAAGCAATCCGGCGGTAACAGATGATAAAACCCATACGGTACAGTCAGGAGATACACTGTGGGGGCTTGCGAAGCGGTATTATGGTAATGGCAGCCTGTATCCCAAAATAGCCGCAGCGAATCCAGCCATTAAAAATCCAAATCTGATTTATGATGGTCAGATCTTGAAAATTCCAGCTTAAGGAGGTGAGGTCATGGAATTACTGGTTGAGAGCCAGGGGAGCATCTACGATATCTCCGATATGTGTAAGGATATATCCTGGACAGATGCTCTCAATAATGGAGCGAGCAGCTTAGAGGTGTCCTACCTCAAAAATGGCCTTACTTTGCAAAACGGAGATGTCGTTAGACTTACAGACAACAATCAGGCTGACGGTATCTTTTTTGGCTCTGTCTTTAAGGTATCTGGAGACGAGACAGGAATAATTACCATTAAGGCCTACGACCAACTCCGGTACACAAAAAACAAAGATATTGTTGTTTTAGAGGGCGGCACTCTTAAAAATCTTGTATCAAATATGTGTACTGCTCTGTCCCTTACGCCTGGAACTATGGAGGAGCCAGGTTTTGTTTTGCCGACCATTGCAGACTATGAAAAGACATGGATTGACCATATCGTGCAGGCAGTCTCAGACACCCTGATAGGCACGCAGGAGTATTTTTGTCTGCGGGATGAATATGGAAAAGTGTGCCTGTGGAATATGCGCAACCTGCAGCTCCCTTTGGTATTGGGAGATGAGAGTCTGTGCACTGGATACAGTTGGGAAAAATCCATTGATGAGGAGTATTACAACAAAATCAAAGTTGTCTGGAAGGACGAGGCATCCGGAAAAATAGATGTGGGAATGTCTGTTGAACAGACTGCCGTGAACCGGTACGGGCTACTGCAATACCTGGAATCCTCTCCATCCGGGATTGATAACGCAGCCAAGGCGCAGGAACGGGCAAATAACCTTTTAAAACTCTATAATCACGAACAGGAGACATTGAAACTGGAGTGCTTGGGAGATCTCCGGGTGCGCGCAGGAAACAGTATCTATGGCAGTATTGCGGACATTGACTTAAATCGGCGGCTGATTGTAAAAAAGGTTACGCATGATTTTCTTCCGGTTCACAAAATGACAGTGGAGGTGATGGCAGATGGATAAGATTGTGATGGCTCAATTTTTTGAGCTGATAAAGACTGTAGTTGATAACTACATGAAAAACAGGAAACCTTCCGCTGTTCTGATTGGGACCTATACCGGAACCGCCGTAATGGTTGGGCAGCTTCCGGTCCCTATGTCCATGATATCCGGCAATATGGTAAAAAAGCTGGCTCCAGGAGATAAAGTAAGGCTTTTACGCAATGACGGCGGGCATGAGTATTATATTCTGGAGATTGTTGGCAAGCCTTACCAGATTAAGGAGGTGCCCTGATGGCATTGACGATTGATTTGACGGTCAAGGAGCAGTCTTATATAGATAGGACGTATAAAATGTCAGATACGCAGATTGCGGGCTTTGTAGACGGTATGGAGGCCCTGAAACAGAGTATTTATAAAGCTCTATCGACAGAGCAATATGAATACCCAATCTATAGTTTTCAGTATGGGATTGCATGGAAACAACTGATAGGAGAGGATCGTTCTTATGCCCGGGCAGAGCTTCGCCGGATGGTGGAGGAATTGCTTATGCGCGATGACAGAATCCAGTCCGTAGATGGCTTTGAGTTTTCTTTTTCCGGCGATTCCTGTCACTGCTCTTTTGATGTGTCCAGTATTTACGGAGATATCAGAGTGACAACGGAGGGCAAGATATGACAAAAATGACGTATGAGGAGCTGGTGCAGGCTCTTCTTGATAGAGTTAAAAATGACGTAGATAAGCGCGAGGGCAGTGTGATTTTTGATGCGATTGCCCCATGCGCTTATTTTCTTACCCAGATGGGATTTCAGCTGGATAATTTCCTTGACTTGGTTCTTCCGGATACCGCTGTTGGGGAATATCTGGACAGAGCAGTTGGAGGGTGGGGCATTATCCGCAAACCTGCAACGGCAGCAATGCGTAAGGTAGAGACGTCTGCATCTGTGCCGGTTGGGAGTTTATGGGGGATAAATGAGCTAGTGTACCGGATCGACCGGATGGACAGCACAAATGTTTACCACGCAATCTGTACAACGGCAGGAGATAAGGGAAACCAATATTCCGGCCAGCTGCAGCCTATTACAAATGGCATCGTAGGGATTACAGCAAGCCTGACTGATATTATCACGCCAGGAACAGACACGGAGAGCGATGAGGCATTAAGGCAGCGGTTTTACATTAAAGCACGGCTTCCGGTCACATCCGGAAATGCAAATCATTACATCCAGTGGGCTCTGGAGGTGCCAGGGACTGGGGAAGCCAAGGCAATACCGCTTGATGGCGGCCCTGGAACCGTGACAGTTCTGGTTGTGGATGATAAAAAAGCGATATCCAGCGGGATTGTACCAAAAGTGCAGTCCTATATCGATACAGTGCGCCCTATTGGGGCCACGGTAACAGTACAATCGCCACAGGCTCTTATAATCAATGTGACAGCCAATATTCTGTTAGATAAAAGCCGTACAGCGTCAGAGATAAAGCAGGACTTTGAGGCAGCTCTGGATGAGTTTTTAAAGGACATGATTTTTGAGAATTACCGTGTAAGCTATGCAAAAATCGGAAATTTGTTGCTGGACATCCCTGGTGTGGAGGATTTTGACACGCTGCTGATTAACGGTAAAAACGGGAATGTCATGATTGGAGCCAAGCAAATCCCGGTTAAGGGAACAGTATCGTTATCGGAGGTGAGCATGGTTGGAACTGATTAAATTACTGCCAGATTATTACCAGGACAACGAAACGATGACCACATTGCAAAATGTGTTATCAGAGGAGACGGATAAGCTGGATGCAGAGCTTAAAGTGACAGTCAATCAGTGTTTTCCTCAGCTGGCTACAACACTGCTTTCCAGATGGGAGACAATCCTTGGTATTAAGACAGACGGTTCCCTAAGCGATACTTCCCGCCAGGAGCAGATTTTGGCGAAGTTGTCCGGAACCGGAACTACAACAAAGCAGATGATCAAGGATGTAGCAGAAAAGTTTTCTGGTGCTGAGGTGGAGGTAATTGAGGATAACGCCAACAGCAGATTTTATATCCGCTTCGTGGGTCAGCTTGGCATCCCGGAAAATATGACGGGATTAAAAGCAGCTATTGAGGATGTTAAGCCTGCTCATCTGGAAGTGATATATGAGTATATCTACAATACATGGCAGGATGTAGCAAAGATGACATGGCAGAGAGCATCTGGGTATACCTGGCAAACTATCAGGGAGGTGAAATCGTGAAATATACCGGAAATTACAATCTGGCAAAACCAGATCCAACAGACCTTGTTGATATCAGTGTGATTAACAGTAACATGGACAAGATTGATAAAAATATAAAATCAGTTGAGACTGCGGCAGCCAAAGCAGACCGAGTAGTGGAAATTACCCTATATGCGTCTCGCTGGGTAGGTTCCTCAGCTCCATATAGCCAAACAGTATCTGTGCCTGGAATGAAATCAACGGATATTATTCATGTGATGTCTGCAGTCACATCCAGCACACCATTATCATCCATTGATACCTGGGAAAAAATGGCGTCCATGGTTAAATTTGGTGTAGCGCAAAATGGACAGGCGATTTTTTATTGTCCAAAAAAGAAACCAACATCTGATTTTAAAATGAAACTTGTGGGGGTGAGTAGTAC